CCTGAGGAAGAACTTACCTGTGACTGTCAAGAATGAATCCGTACGACAAACTACTCAATCGAAAAAGAAAATGGACTCCGGTCCAGACAACTGCCGGTACATGCAAAGAAGGTGCGGAGGAAACGATCCTCCGTGCTCTTGCATTGAGGCATATGGAACTACCTGTGGGAGATTTTATTACTGATGCTCTCTCTACTGAAGTACCAAGCAATGCACGGGAACTTCTCCACTCCAACGTACTCGACGAAGAGAATCACGACGTCGCACTTGGTTACATCGCCAATGCTTACGGCGTTGATGAAAAAGCTGAGAAGGAAGCCCTTAGGCTTAAAGCCGCTTGGGAAGCACATCCTGATCACACGATCACCAAAGCGTTGGTTGCCGAACGTGCAATCTTCTTCGTTCTTTTACCATTCTTTCGCTTTAATGGTGACGCTGGTATGAGAACTGTATCTGCTGATATTAGCCGTGATGAACAAATTCATGTGGCTGCCAATAGTCTGGTTCATACTGAGCTGGGGTATAACATCAGTCCTTCTCTTGATAAACTCAGGAAGGCAACTATCAATTGGGTGATGCAACCTCTTGGTGAGCACGCCGATAAATATCTAAGCAAAAAATTTTGGCTGGATTCAAGTGACCGCTTGATGTATGAAGGCAAAGCCCCTGAGCTTGCTGAAACTAAAGCGGCACGAATGCCTGCCTTCTTTGAACATTCAAATGTCAACCTCCCCCAATACGCTTGAGGCAATCCTCGGACCAAACCTTGAGCAGATATACGAAGAACTCGAAGAAATCTTTCCACCTGTTAACCCCACTCCTGGCGATGACCTAAGTCAGATCATGTATAGATCTGGACAACGTCATGTCGTCGAATGGTTCAAACAACGAATGCAATTCTAATGTGCTTTAATCAACCGAAACCACCTGAAGTCAAACCTCCTGCTCCGCCGCCGCCAACTCCTGCTCCGCCGCCAGCTCCTAAAGCCTTACCTCAAGAGGCAAAACCACTTGATGCTGAAGAGACGACTAAACCTAACGTTAAGTATGGTCGTAAGAAATCTGCTGATGTTCGTGCACGTAAAGGTACTGACTCACTGAAGATCCCTCTTAATACACCCCAAGCTGGTGGCAACACTGGAGGTCTAAATGTCTAATGCACGTATGTGCTACGACCGGCTCTCTTCACACCGCAACTCTTTCCTAAGTACTGCAGTTGATTGTTCTGAGCTGACGTTGCCGTACCTGCTTACTGAAGACACTTCATCAGTTAATTCTCGCAAGCGACTGCCTCTTCCTTGGCAATCCGTTGGAGCTAAAGCTGTAGTAACACTGGCATCCAAGCTGATGCTGGCGTTGTTGCCACCCCAAACTTCCTTCTTCAAGCTACAGGTACGTGACGATAAGTTGGGTGAGATGGATTCCCCAGAGATTCGCAGTGAGCTGGACCTTTCGTTCAGCAAAATTGAGCGGATCATCATGGATTACATCGCCGCTTCTAATGACCGCGTCGTAGTTCACCAGGCAATCAAGCATTTGATTGTGTCTGGTAACGCCCTTATCTTTATGGGCAAAGATGGTCTTAAAAACTTCCCACTGAATCGGTTTGTTATTAACCGTGATGGTAACGGTAATGTTCTTGAGATCGTTACCAAAGAAATGATTAGCAAAGAGTTGCTTAGTGATGTTCTCTATGACGACGAAAGTGTTGTAGATGACTCTAAGGGCAACGAAAAAGAGTGCGATGTTTATACCCATGTGAAGCTTGAGAATGGCCGCTGGGTCTGGCACCAGGAGGTCTTTGACAAGGTCATCCCTGGTAGCCGTAGCACCGCTCCTAAGAATGCAAGCCCTTGGCTGCCGCTTCGTTTCAACACTGTTGATGGTGAGGACTATGGCAGGGGTCGTGTAGAGGAATTTCTCGGTGACTTCCGTGCACTTGAATCGCTTAGCCAGGCACTCATCGAAGGCAGTGCTGCTGCTGCAAAGGTTGTGTTTATGGTGTCACCATCTAGCACTACCAAACCAGCCACTCTGGCTAAGGCAGGTAACGGTGCCATCATTCAGGGACGACCTGATGATGTTGCTGTTGTGCAAGTTGGTAAGACAGCAGACTTTGCTACTGCTGCCAACATGGCTCAGCAAATTGAACGTCGTATCAGTGAAGCCTTTCTGCAACTGAACATTCGTCAGTCAGAACGAACCACTGCAGAAGAGGTACGCCTCACGCAGCTCGAACTAGAGCAACAGCTTGGTGGTCTCTTCAGTCTGCTGACCGTTGAGTTTCTTGTCCCATACCTGAACAGGATCATGATGGTTCTGCAAAGGAATGGACAGCTACCCAAGATCCCTAAGGAGTTTGTTCGACCACAGATTGTTGCTGGTGTGAATGCATTGGGTCGTGGTCAAGACCGAGAAAGTCTTGCAAACTTTATGGGAACAATTGCACAGACACTTGGACCTGAGGCGTTGATGAAGTACATCAATCCTTCTGAGGTCATCAAGCGTCTTGCTGCTGCACAAGGCATTGAAGCTCTCAATCTTATTAAGACTGAAGAGCAGATGGCACAAGAGATGCAGCAACAACAGCAAGATCAGATTGGTCAATCACTTGTGAACCAAGCCGGTCAAATTGCAAAAACACCAATGGCTGAACAAGCCATGATGGGACAAACCGAAGAACAACCTACTGAATAATGGCAGAAACACTTTCCTACGATCCCACCCCTGAAGCTGAGGTACTGACAGAAGAAGAACAGGACTCACTTCAGGTAGGTCAGGAGCTTAAAGAACAACAGGATGAATTGCTGGCTGGTAAATACAAGTCAGCAGCAGAACTTGAAAAAGCTTACGTTGAGCTACAAAAGAAACTTGGTGAAAGTTCTGATGAAGAGCAGGGTGAGGCAGAGCCTACTGAAGAGGAAGCTCCTGAAGTCTCTCCTGCTCAGTCTTTGATCACTGATGCCTCTGCTGAGTACGCAGAGAAAGGTCAGTTGTCTGAAGAGATGATGTCTAAGTTTTCAGAAATGAGTAGCCAAGATCTTGTTCAGGCATACATGGAGATGCAAGCTAATGCACCTCAGCCTGAAGCTTCGGAGCCAGTAGAACTTTCTGATAGTGATGTAAATGCTATCAAGAATTCTGTTGGTGGTGAAGCTGAGTATGAAAAGGTAATTGATTGGGCTAGCAATAATCTTTCTGAAACACAGATCAATGCCTACGACGACATCATTTCTACTGGCAATGCTGCCGCTATCCAAATGATGGTAGACGGACTGAAAGCACAGTACGACTCAAGCAATGGTTTTGAAGGACAGATGCTGTCCGGCAAAGCACCTAACAACAGTCGTGATGTATTCCGTAGCCAGCAGCAAGTCGTAGAAGCGATCGCTGATCCACGTTATGACCGTGATCCTGCCTACCGGAACGAGGTTCTGGAGAAGCTCGAGCGTTCTGATGTGACCTTCCGATGACAACAGTTACTGAAGACGGCGGTCGCACAAACATCTACGCAAAAGAACCACCCATCGAAATTATGGACGTGTACGAAACACACAATGAAAAGGCTGAGAAGCTTAATGGTCGTCTTGCAATGCTGGGCGTCATGGCTGCTCTGGGCTCTTACGCACTAACTGGACAAATCATCCCTGGTATTTGGTAATGACTGTACGACCCTACGAAGAAGCTCAGCGTGGTGCTGAGCCTAAGACTGCTAAGAAAGCACCGGCTAAAAAGAAAGAAGAATCTGACACCATGTCCGTTACTACCCTTTCTCCCTGATGAGCCTCTACGCAAACATTAACAAGCGAAAGAAGGCTGGTACTTCTAGACCTAAATCTAAATCTACTGTCAGCAAAAAGGCTTACGCCAATATGAAAGCTGGCTTCCCTAAATCTAAATCTTCTAAGAAAAAATGAAATCTATTATTGCTGCCGGTTTCCTCCTCGGCTGCGCTCATGGCGCTATTGCTGGTCCCTACGCAAACGTCGAAATCAATTCTGGTTTTGTCGGATCTGATTACGGTGGTTCTGCTACCGATGTCCACGTCGGCTACGAAGGTGAAGGCTGGTATGTGCAGGGTGGTCCTGCTTTGCTGGCACCTGATGATGCAGACGGTGATGTTGAACTGTCCGGCAAGATCGGCGGTAGCTATCCCGTGAGTGAAGCTCTGTCTGTGTACGGAGAGTTTTCTTTCCTGACTGGTGACGACGAGAACAGCTACGGCACCAAGGTCGGCGCTAAGTACAACTTCTGATATTTAATACAGCCCTCCACTGGACGTGAGCCTTGGGAGGGCTTCATTAAAGTGCTCAAATACATACCTTTGGAAACAATACCCTGCACTTTTAATGACCGCTGTACTTCAACAACAACAGAGGTCTACCTGGGAAGAGTTTTGCTCCTGGGTAACCTCAACTAACAATCGACTTTATGTTGGCTGGTTTGGAATCCTCATGATTCCTTGCTTGCTGGCTGCCACCATTTGCTTTGTGACTGCATTCATTGCAGCCCCACCTGTAGACATCGATGGAATTCGTGAACCCGTATCGGGATCCCTTCTCTGGGGAAACAACATCATATCGGGAGCCGTCGTTCCGAGCAGCAATGCCATCGGACTACACTTCTACCCAATTTGGGAAGCTAATACACTTGATGAATGGCTCTACAACGGGGGTCCATACCAGCTCGTCGTATTCCACTTCCTCATTGGCGTCTTTTCTTACATGGGACGAGAGTGGGAACTTAGCTATCGACTAGGAATGCGCCCCTGGATTTGTGTTGCTTACTCTGCTCCGGTTGCTGCGGCGACTGCTGTTTTCCTTGTTTATCCTTTTGGACAAGGTAGCTTTTCAGACGGTATGCCTCTTGGCATTTCCGGTACTTTTAATTACATGCTTGTTTTTCAAGCGGAACATAACATCCTCATGCACCCCTTTCACATGTTGGGAGTTGCTGGTGTATTTGGTGGTGCTTTGTTCTCGGCTATGCACGGAAGTCTTGTCACTTCTTCGCTTATCCGTGAAACGACTGAGACTGTATCGCTAAACCATGGTTACAAATTCGGACAAGAAGAAGAGACTTATAACATTGTTGCCGCTCATGGCTATTTTGGTCGTCTTATCTTCCAGTACGCCAGCTTCAACAATAGTCGCAGTCTGCATTTCTTCCTGGCTGCTTGGCCTGTGGTTGGTATCTGGTTCACTGCA